TTCGCCTTTTGTCATCCGTGTGGCTTTTGCAAGTGGTACGCATTTTGGATATTTTCTTTTGGAACCAGAAGATGATTTTCTTCCACAAGGTTGATATTTGCCGTCCTTCTTTGGCGCTCCAATATCTACCCATTTTTGATTTACCCATTTTTTTAAATCACCCATTAGACCATTTTAGTTTTTTTTCTTCTGTCTGACATTACTTTGCCACAACCTTTAGCAATGAAACCACCATTCTTTGCACTAGCTCTTACTTTGCCCTTGCATACTTTTGAAGCATACATATTTGCGTACGCGGAGGGGTAAACTTTGAATTTACGCTTCGCTGCAGCTTTTCCTTTAGGGCAAAGTTTAGCCATTATCTAACTTTTCCACCTTTTTTCATAAAGCCCATTTTATTTCTAACTGGTTTAGGAAGTTTTTTTAAACCTTTTCCTTTTTTACCAGCAGGGACTTTTTTTAAGTTTTTTTTCATTATTTGTTTATCTTTCCAGATTTTTTTGCTTTAGAACCAAACTTACCATAAGATTCATTAGCAGAAGCTCTAAGTTGTTTCTTAGTTCTTTTCTTTTTGATTCTCATAGCGATTGATTCGTCTTTTCTATCTTTGTAACCCTGTTTTTTCTTTTTAACAGAACCACCTTTTTTATACATAGATCCACCCTTCATACCCATATCATCTTTATAGTAGCCAGATGCCATATCTTTTCTTGCTGTAGACATTCCGCCTCCCATTTTTCCTACACGTCCACCAGATTCATATCTGTAGCCGTTTCTTACTCCATTTTTTCTCATTATTTTTTTCCTCCGTTATTCCTAAATATTTGTGTTCCCTTTATTCCGTAAATGCTCGCCACGACAAGGATCCACAAATTTGTAAACCACGACGGCAATGACGCGAAATGGTCAAAGAAAATTTTTACTTTGTCCATAGCAGTCGGATCGTCACTTACAACTGCCCAGGCTAAAATTGCGATTGGGGCCGAGAGGATTAATAAAACCGCCTCGTCCTTCCAGTCAGATTGCCTAGCCTCTAACAATTTACCTTGGTAAGCTTCCTTACCTTCAGCCATACGCGAAGCGTGCATAAGTTGTGCTTCACTCATAGCCATTTTCGTTTTCTGCTTGTTAGCGTAAATTTTACTTCCAGCAGAAACGGCTAATTTAATTGCCTGAAACCACATATTAGTACCAAGTAGCTTTTACAGGTTTTTTGTCGGCTCTCATTCTTCTAGTGCCTTTAACATCTACAACCTGTGATTCATTAGGGTCTGTAGCTTGAATTGTAACGCCACCAGTTTGGTAACCGTCTTTGCCGACTCCTAATTCTTTTGTAACTTTAGGTTCTTTTGTTTTTTTAATCATAGTTTCTCCTTAATTTAGGTTATATCTACTTTTTTTTAAAATTTCTACCAAAATCGTGAACTTTACTAGCATCAGACATCTGTTGTTTAGCTAATGATACTCCAGCTCTTAAATTTGCTAAATCTTCGTTCTGTTCTAGCTTAGCTTCTTGGTTTTCTTGGTTCATTAGAGCTTTCATCTTGTCTAAATTCAATCTTTCTTGACCTTCTTCTTCTTTTCTTTCGTTATCCATTGCTTTTAAATCAACTTCTCTTGATTTTATCTTCAATAATGGGTCACCAGCAAACTCACCAGTAATTTTTTCTTCTTCTTTAGCGTAATCTTCTTGCATTTCAGCAATTAATTGCGCTTTTCTAGCTTCAATAGCGTTGGTTATTTGTTGAACTCGTTGTTGTTGTTGCATCATCTGTGGATTTTGCATCATTCCTTGTGCCATTGCAGGATTTTGTGCTCCCATTTGTTGCATTTGTTGTTGTATCATTTGTAATTCTTGTAATTCTTCAACAAATTCTATTTGAACTTGTTCTTGAGCCATTAAACTAATGTGTTCTAATATATTCTTTTGCATTGCACCCATAACCATTGGATTATTTTGTACCATATTCAATCTCATAAAATTTAAGTGAGCATCTATGTGTGCTTTGTGATCTTGACCAGGGAAAGCTTGAAATGGTTTTTGTGACATAGATAAAATATGTTCTAATGCAGGATCCATCGGCATTGGTTGTGCAGGTGGAGGTAAAATTGCATTTACGTTTTTCACACCCAGCGCATCATACATTGATCTATATGCTTGATACAAATTATGCATTTGAGGATTTGATTGCGCCAGTTGTAATTGACTTTGAGCTATAGATATTCTTTGCGTCTGTGAGAAAATGTTTGGATCTGCTACAGGTAAAATATCTATTCTGTCATCGAAGTCTTGCATTTTAACTTCTCGTCTTGCACCTGGAACATCATATGGATAAACAGGTGGTAAATAAGTTTTAAAGACATTAGCTAATAATTTAAATTCTTCTTTAAGTCCTACATATAATCTTTTGTGAATAGCCGACATTACACGTGAACCACGTTCTAATAATGCTACTGTGGTTCCAACTGCAGCTTGTTGATTCATATCACCCACTTGCATATCAGAAATTGCTGCAAATCTTTGACCTGCAGAAACCACAACACCCATTAATTGTAATAAAGTTTGATCAGGTCCTTTGAAAGGTAAAGTCATAAACTGATCTTTAATATTACCACCAGGTGCATCTACATCTCTAAACTCACCAGGTTGTAATGGTTGTGCATCATCTCTAACTCTAATACCTCTGGATTTAAATCCTGCTGGTAAGTTAGCTAAAGTTCCTGCATCTAATAATTGTCTTAATGCTGCTGTTGCAGTTCTCGTTAAACCACCAATCATATGAATTAAACCAAAACCATAAAAACCAGTTCCTGGTAAAAATTTAAATTGTACAAAATAATTGATTTTGTTTTTTTTAGGATCTTCTGCTTTGTAATTTCTTCTTATAGATAAAATTTTATTATTAGCTTGAGCGACAGTTACAACATAAGGAAGTTTTATTCCTGTAGGCTCACCATCTTGACTCATATCTTCATAACCATCTAAATCTAAATTAGTATGAATTTCATAAAGTGTGTATTGATCTTCCTGACCATCTTTAGAAATTCCTTCTAATTCTAATTTTTTATCTTCTAATTGGTTTTCTGTAACAGGAGGTGTTCCTAATTCTACATCTCTGTAAAATCCTGCTACTTGTTGTTTTCGTAACTCATTTTCTGAAATTTTAATAACGTGAATAACTGCTTCTGCATCTTCTAATGAATTTGCAGAATAAGGTACAATTAAATCATCTGCAGGTACGAATTTAGAAACCGCCCTACCTAAAAGATCGTCATAATAAACTTTCTTAAAGGTAGATCCGGATAGAGGGAGATAAAAAAGCATTTGGTCAAATTCTGGTTCATATTCTTTCATTTGATCCATAATTTGGTAATTCATAAAATCTTTAACACGTTTAGCTTGCTCTTCTTTAGCAACATTAACGTCACCTAAAATTTGAGTTCTAACCGGGCCATCTGATGGTAATAATTCTTTGTAAGCTTGTGCTTGAAACTGTGTAACTGATTCAGCAAGTACAGGGTGATTAACACCTGATGCACCTCTGAAAGGTTCTGTTCTTCTTTCGTATTTAAAACCTAAAAGTTCTAAACCATTTCTGTAAGTGTCTTCCCAATCTGCTCTTGATTCTCTGTATTCAGTATATTGATCAATTAATTTAGAACCTAAAGGTTCTAAAACTCCATCATCTAAAGTTTCTGCAAGATTTGCAAAGTGATCTTGACTTGGATCAATTTCTGGAGCGTTAGGGTCAAATGAAATTTCTGCTCCACCATCTTCAGTCATATCTACTTCAACAGGTCCTGTTGGAGTATCAACAACTTCTGCTGATTTTACAGTTTCAATTTCAACCGCTTTATTTTCAGGGTTATTAACTTCGTTAATATTCGGTAATGGTTTATCTATAGTGGCCATTTGGCTATTCTACCTTCTTTTAAATAATGATTCAACACCTGACTGGCTGATATCAGGTATTTTGATTACTGTCAAACTTACATCTTCAGTGACAGGGCCTCCATCGGCCATTTTAGTCTCTGGCTCACGTTTCAAAATTTCTATAATTTCATCTGCAGATTTACCTGCATCTTTTAAACCAAAAGCCTGTTCAATAGCTGCAATAGCTTCTGCTTTTCTTTGTAAGTTTGTATCATTGCCTACCATTTGTGCCATTTCATCAGGCATACCTGGAAACTTAACTTTAAGCGCCTCTGGTGTTAGTTCTTCAATAGGAAGTTTATTAACTTCTATTTGTAAACTTTGTCTGTAATAATCATCTGTCTTGGGTCCACCAAATTTTTGCATTGATGTTAATTCATCTGCTTCATCCGGAGTAAATAATCTTGAGTCACCCGACATCTCGGCTTCTTCGGCTTTCTTTTCTAAATATCTTTTTCTTCCTGGTTCTCCTGGTTTAGGATCTAATCTGCCAGCTTTGTAATCTCTAAACATAGCAGCTTGATAGTCTTTTTGTCCTTGCACAAATCTTTCAGCGTCAGCAACCGTTTCAAGTTG